AATTATGATTCACAAAGCGTTGTTGAATTGGGTATCTGGCAATAGTGACGACCTTGAATCAGCAGCAAACGCTTTGAAAGCTAGCGATAAAGGCATTATTAATGCTTACAAAGCTAAAACTGGTTTGAATGAAAATGAATTGCTTGAGCTCATGAAAAACGAAACGTATATGAGCGCTGATGAAGCTGTTGAAAAAGGTTTTGCTGACGAAGTAATGACATTTGACGAACAGCAGGCAGTTGCAAGCATTGGCAACGGACTGTTACCACAAGCGGTTATTGACGACTATTTTGCAAATCATGGTAACAAGCGAAAACAGGAAATTGAAGCTATGAAACGTGAAATCGAAAAAGAAGAAATTTTACAAGGACTTTAAGTCCTTTTTATTTTTGCACAAAAAAGGAGAAAAACTATATGTTTGATGAAAAAATCAAAGAATTAAAAGCATCTATCAACTCGCTTTCAACTACTATCGCTGATAAAACAGCGCAGGTTAAAAACGCTCTTGAAGCTGATGACCTTGAAAAAGCTCGTACAATCAAAAATGAAATTGACACAGCTAAAGAAGAATTAAAAACAGCTAAAGCTGATCTTGAACTTTTTGAAGCTACTAAAAATTCAGGTGGGGCAGAAAACAAAACAGGTCATGAAGTAAAAGGAGAAGATATGACTTACCGCGATAAAATCAACGCATTCTTGCATTCAAAAGGTACTGTTGTTAATGATGGACTTCGCTTTAACGGAAAAGATGAAGTTCTTATCTCAATGAACGAAGTTACACCAGTTGTGCCAAAAACCGATGGTGTTAAGAAAACAGATACTACTAAAGTTACTAGCGAAGAACTTGTAACCACTCCAATGCATGAAATCAAGACGACTGTTGACTTGAAACCATTCACAACAATTTATCCAGCTAAAAAAGCTTCTGGTAAATATCCAATTTTGAAAAAAGCTACATCAAAAATGGTTAGCGTTGCTGAATTGGAGAAAAACCCAGCTCTTGCTAAACCAGAATTCGAACAAGTGGACTGGTCTGTCGAAACATATCGTGGAGCTATTCCGGTTTCACAAGAATCTGTTGACGATGCAGATGTTGATTTGATTAGCATTGTTGCTGAAACAGTCGGTCAAATTAAAGTTAACACAACCAATTCAGCTATTGCCGACGTACTTAAAACATTTACAGCTAAAACAGTAGCAAACGTTGATGACATTAAGAAAATTCTCAATATCGACCTTGACCCTGCTTATGACGTGGCATTCGTGGTTTCACAAAGCTTCTACCAAATTCTTGACACTCTTAAAGACGGAAATGGTCGCTATCTTTTGCAAGATTCAATCACTGCAGTAACTGGCAAAGTCTTGCTTGGCAAACCAGTATTCGTTCTCTCTGATGAAATTCTTGGTGCATCTGGAGAAGCTAAAGCGTTTGTTGGTGATTTCAAACGTGGTGTCTTGTTCGCAGACCGTAAAGACCTTGGGCTTCGTTGGGCAGATAACGAAATCTACGGTCAATACTTGCAAGCTGTTCTTCGTTTTGGTGTTAAGAAAGTTGATGCGAAAGCTGGCTACTTCGTAACATTTACACCCAGCGAAGGCTGATGCGGAAATCGTAAGCGTTCCGACTGAGGCGAACACAATTACAGAGATTAAAGCTTACTTAGATACTAAAGGCATTAGCTATACAAGTAGTATGACTAAAGCTGAATTATTGAACTTAGTAAATTCTTAAGGAGGTAGCTAGATGGCAGTCTCACAAGAATTATTGGAGGCAGTTAAGCTCTATTGCAAGATTGACTTTGACTTTGAAGATAGCATTTTGGAAGAAATGATTGAAGCTGCGCAAGAACAGATTTGCTTTGCGATTGAAGATGGTTCAACACCAGAGGATTTTGCGGGTTACAAAAAATTCGATCTTGCTGTTAAAAAACAAGTCAAAGAAGATTACGAACATAGAGGTGTTACTGCTGATAGCGACCGTTACCCACTGGCGAATGGTGTGTTAAATATCGTTCATCAGTTGCGCTTGCGAGGTGGTGACAATGCTGACACGTAAGATGAATGTGCGTATCACCATTTTTAAAAGAGAAGGTGGGCAAAACGAAGATGGCGAAGTTTTAGACAATGTCAGAACAGACATCATGAGTTGTTGGGCTGAAGTGTCTAAGACGACTGTCAAAGATTTTCGTGAGAATACGACAGGCAAACAAGCAGATAATGCAACGTTGACTAAAACGAGCGACACGAAAGTCTTTTTAATTCGCTATATGCCTAAACCACCTTTTGACAATTCAATGTTCGTTGATTTTAACGGGCTTGAATATAAGATTGAAAAAATGGAAGTTGATTACGCTAGCAAGGAAATGATTATGATAAGCGGGGTGCGTGTCGAATGACATCTGGACTCGATGAAATCTTATCTAATCTTACGAAACTGCAAGTTAAAGCACCTAAAACAGCAAGAGCAGCGGTAACTGAAGTTGCTGAAGAATTTGAAAAACAATTGAAAGCAAACACACCTAGAGAAGACAGATCTATCGAACATTTGCAAGAAGACACAGCGATTAGTGGCTTTAAAGGTGCTAGCGAAGGAATTGTCTCGAAAGAAATTGGTTATGGTAATGCAACTGGGTGGCGTGCGAAGTATCCTGATTCAGGAACGATTTATCAACGAGGTCAAGAATTTGAAGAAAAAACAATCAATCAAATGACGCCCGTTGCTAAGAAAATTTTTGCAGAAAAGGTGAAGGAGGGCTTAGATTTATGATTGCCGAAACGACGGCGTACAAGCTTTTAAGTAACGATGTTCAATTGAATGAGCTGTTTGACAGCTATCGTGGAGGGAAGTTTGGGGGCGGTTTTAAACAAGGAATTTTCACTTATGACATTCCAGAGAAATCCACCAACATGAAGAAAAAAGAACTAGCTCCATTTCTGCGAATTAGCACGATTTACGATGCGCCAAATGCATATGCTGACGATGGCTATATTGGCACAGAACAGCGTATTGTCATCAATTTTTGGTGTCAGACGGCTGCGCAGTCAGAAGCAATTGTAAAACGCATCGATGCCATTCTAACCGAAGCGGGTTTTGAATGGTATACAGCTAACGAAACGCCTCGATATAAAGATAACGATATTGGCTTACTTATGAACGTAAGAAAATATCGTTTTTTTGATTGGGGCAATTAAAAGAAAGAAGGAATTAATACATGGGTAAAGTAAAATTTGGACTTAGTGGTTGCGAATATGGCGTTTTGAATAATGCCGAAAAAGTTACACAAAGCAAACGTCTTCCAGGACTTACAAGCGCAAAACTTGAGCTAACAAACGAACTAAAAACACTCTCAGCTGATGACGGACCATACGTTGTCGTTTCGGGTGGTATTACAGAAGCTAAATTGACAATTGAAACATATGACTTGACATCTGATGCACGCAAAGATTTCTTTGGCATTACTGTCGAAAACGGTGTTGAAAAATACACTAAAGACCTTACACCGAACGACGTCGCAATTTTGTTCCGCACTAAAATGGACGACGGCAACTATGTATGGGTTGGCCTCTTGAAAGGTAAATTCAATTTGCCTAGTTTTGAAGCGTCTACTATTGATGGTGCGCCAGATCCTAAAGCTGACTCAATTGAAGGCAGCTTCGTGGCGCGTGGCGGCGAAGAAGGTACAGTTCTCTTGATTGGTCGTGAAGATGCAGACGGCTTTGACCTAACAGCATTCAAAAAAATGGTATTTCCAACTGCGGAATAATCAACTGGCCGCATTTTGTGGCCTTTTATTTTTATGTGAGGAAAAATTATGTACGAAATTAAATTGAAAAAAGGCGGCGTTACCAAAGAATACGCAAAAGAATACATCAATGTTGAAGATAACCTTTTAGCCGTTGACCACAACGCACGTCAAAACGCTTTTATTTCAAATGATAAAGCTGCTTTCGATTCGAAACAGACACGTAAACTTAACGAAGCATATCTTCAAATGTTCGTTGATATGTACGGGAAACAGTTCACTGTTGCTGATTTGAAAACAGCAGACGTTGAGACGTTGAACGTTCTTGATGAATTGTATGTTGATGCGCTAGGCCGAGGCAAATCGAACGAAGAAGCCGACGAGGACAAAGGAAAAAAGGAGGAATAACTCCTGAGCAAGCTAAATCTAATTTGCTCGGAATGATTCAAACATTATTAAATAACGGGTACACAATCCTTGATATTAAGAAAATGCAACTATCAGATTTTGAGCTGATGGTGGAAGCATTAGAACAAGAAACAGTAGCAGAAGAAACTGAGACAACGTTAGATAAGGCTTTTCCTTTCCTATTTGGTTAGAAAGGAGGATAAATGGCAAACATAGGTAAATTGGTAGCCACTGCTACGCTTGATATAGCGTCTTTTCAAACCAACACAAAACAATTAAAAACTTACATGCGCGGCATCGACAGCTCTTTGAAAGCCGTTGAAAAATCTATTAGCGGTCAAGGAAGTAAAATCAAAGCTTTGCGTTCTGTTTACAACGAAACAGGACAAGCTTTAAAAGGCTACCAATCGCTATTAGTACAGCAATCCCAAAAATATAATGCTTTGAAGTCTGAAATAGGTGATTTCTCGACAGCGACAGCAGCTCAAAAAGA